TCCTGCACCAAAGAGTCGAACATCTGACGGTCTTGCAACAGCCCGTCGCGTTCCATCGCTTCGCGCAACCGCCTTGGCAACTCTTCCGGGCCTATTTCGTCGTTGTTGTATCTGTACAGCGCGTCCAACACGTCGCTGTATTCGTCGCCGCGAAAGTTAGACATACCCAAACGGTCGACGACAGCCTCCCAAATGTGGTCGGAGTTTTCCATCACGCGGTCGCGCGCTTCTTCAAGGTGGTAGTCCAGCGGGCTGTTGATCGCCTTGTCTGGGTCGTTGTACAAGTCGACCTTGCTGAACTTGGACGGCGGGATGCGCGATTCGAAATCCGCCTTGCTGATCTTGGTGCCGGGGGCGATGTCCTCGTACTGAGACAAGATCTCGCGGAGCGCGTCTTGCGTGACGCCGGGAGTGCTCTTGGCTTGCGCAATGAATGCGTCGATCGGCTGCACATCCGGGCCGCGCAGCGCTTCGGCGCGCAGTGCGGGTTGAAGGTTGATGTTGCCTTCCGGCTTCACGGCGTAGGCGAGGTTGCCGCGCTCTTCCATGCGCTGGCGCAGCGGGGCGTAGGCGGTGTCCTCGGGCACCTGAGCGGCAGCAGCTCGTACGCGTGCGCGCTGAGCCGCGCCCACGGTCGCGTCCTCCAAGGCGCGTGCGCCGCGACCGACAGCCTTGCCCGCCAGCACACCCAGCGGCGTCACGTCCGCGCCCAAGAAAAGCGTGTCGGCGACGTCGGACTTGCGACCGGGCTTGATCTCCGGGACGAAGCTCGCGGTGCGACCGGCGTTGGGGTTGATGCGCACGGGGTAGTCGCCATAGCTCCACGCCTGCACTTCACGCGCCGCGCCGGGCAACCCGAGCAGCTCGTCCACCGACGTGCCGCCGAGCAGCGGAATGCGCTTGTCGACTTCGTACTGGCCAGTGAACTCCTGCGCCTTGCGCAACGCGGCGGCGATGGCGCCGAGCGTCGGGTTCTGCGGAGTGGGGCGGATGGTGCCGGTGATTGGGACGTTGGTGGCCATGTTTGTCAGCTCCTCACCACTTGGTCTTCGCGGCCCAGTACGCCGCGCTCATCTTGCCCTTGGCGATGTTCTTGGCGTGGCGGGCCTTGAACGAATCGTTGCGGGCGGTGCCCTCGGGCGAACCTTTCACGCCCTGCTGGCCGAAGCGAATGATCTTCTCCTCGCCGTCCGAGCACGCCTTCACGATGTGGCTCTTCTTGGGGTGGGTGGGCGTGGAGCGCGGCTTGTTGCACGCCATCGCCGCCTTGTCAACCTTGGTCGCCATGGCTCACCCCTTCTTGCGCGCCGCGCGCATGTTGTCGACGAGATTTGGGTAGGGACGACCAGCGGCCTTGGCAGACGCCTTGGCAGACTTGGACTGCTTGCTGGTCAGCGGCTGAGGCTCGCCGAGCGACTTGGGGCGGGCCTTGTCCCAGATGGGCTTGGGTGACTTAGACGGCATAGGGGTTGATCCTTTCGCGCTTCCACTGCTTGGGTTCGTCTGGGTCGCGCGCCTTGGGCAACTCGAACCAGCCGTCGTTCTTGAGGTAGATGATCGCTTGCGTGAACGTGTCGACGTAGTCGTCGTGCTCGGCCACGGGGAATTTCTCGAGCTGCTTGATGAACGGCAACGCCCAGCTCACCGGGTGGCCCGGGTTCTTGCCGCTCTCAGGCACCCACACGTGGCCCAGCTCGAGCGTGGGCGCGGCCTGATGCGCGCGCGACACCTTGTCGGCGTTGCCGGGGTTGTATCCGATGGCGGGCACGCGTGCGAGCCGCATGTCTTGCAGCAGGGATTGACCGCTGGCCTTCGCTTCCACCAGCACGCGGTCGGGGCGGCGAGCGGTGCGCAACCCGTCCTTCACGGTCGTGCCGCCGTACTCGGTCTGCCAATCACGGATGGCGCGTGTGCGCAGCTCGGGGTACGTCAGGTGCTCGTCCCACGCATCGATGAGCATCACGTGCCGTGCGCCCTCGTGCGTGAACATCGCGTACACGCTGCACGCGGTCGGGTCGCCGCTCGTCTTCTCAGTGAACGCGCAGTCGTAGCTCTGGAGCACATACTCGAACTGGGGCAACCCGCGATCGTGGGGCCACAGCCGCAGGTGCTTGGTCTTCAGGATGCCGCCCTCGGCAGGTTGCGGATCCTGCTGGAGCTGGCCCGCTGTCCCGTACGTGCCGAGCAGCTGCTTGAGCTCCGTGATTTCTTTCTCGCCGAATCGCTCTGGACATATCAGCTGGCCCTTCTTGCTGCGCGGGTCGTATGGGCCGAGCGTTGTCTTGCGCTTCACGCCGTCCCACTCGGCCGGGATCATCAAGTGTTCCCAGCCGCCAATGTCCTCCAGGATGTGCCCCGAGATGTCCTTCTCGTGCAGACGCTGCATGATGGTGATCATGGCGTCGCGCTTGGGATCGTTCAGTCGGGTCGACCACACCATGTCGAACCACTCGAGCGCGCTCTCGCGCATCACGTCCGACTGAGCCTCCTGCGCCGAGTGCGGGTCGTCGAGCAACAACCTCGAGCCGCCCTCACCGGTCGCTGTGCCGCCCACAGAGGTGGCCAGTCGGTAGCCGGTCTTGTCGTTCTCGAAGCGCTGCTTGGCGTTCTGGTCACCGGCGAGCGTGAACAGGTGGCCCCACCGCTCCTGGTACCAGGGCGACTGCACGAGCCGCCGCGCCTTCAGGTTGTCGCGGATGGAGAGCGTGCCGCTGTAGCTCGCGCACAGGTACTTCTCCTCGGGCCGCGCCAGCCACTCCCACATCGGGTACATCACCGAGACGATCGTCGACTTGGAGTGTCGCGGCGGGATGTTGATGATCAGCTTGCGCAGCTCGCCAGCAGCGATCGCTTCCAGGTGTTCGCAGATCACCTCAATGTGCCAGCTCTCAATGAAGTTCACTCCGGGCTCGACGACATGCCAGGACTGCTTCACGAACTCATACAAGCTCGCGCTCGCCGCGCGGCGTTGCTGCTCGCGCCGAACCATGTCCAGCATCACTGCGGGGCTGAGCGGCGCGTTCATGTCAGTGCTCGGCCCTCATGTTGCGGATGGCTTGGGCGCAGTGCTTGGCCCACGTGCCGTCAGGCATGCGCTCGAGCGTTTGTGCGATGGCTTCGCGCTGCACTGCCGCGACCCACTCGGCGTAGTCGCGCAGCATGTCGGGTGTGAGCTGCACGACGAAGCCGGTTTCGGTTTCCTGCACCGACCCAACACGCCGCAGCCAGTCCTCGATGAACTCGAGTGTCGCCCCGGGCGGCGTGCGGTCGAGCATCATGCGCGTGGCTCCGGCTTGATGATCGCGAATCGCTCATTGCGCCGCATCGAGCTCTCCTCGGCGGCGCGCGTGTCTTGGAGCAACTCGCGCTGAACCAGCTCCAGGTCGTGCTTGCGCATGTAGCCCTCGATGATGTTCACGCGCTCAACAGACCACAAGATGCGCGGCGATCTGTGCAAGCGCAGCCGGAACCGGGCGCTGAAGGTTTCGCACTTGGCAAAGTCGAACCACACCCACATCGCCACAAAGCCGCCCGGTGCGCCGCACAGGTTCAGGCCCAGCTTGAAGTAGTCGCATTCGCGCTTGAAGTGAATCATGGCTGAGCCGCCTTCGACAGCAAGCGCTGCATCTGTTCCAGCTCAGTGTCGCTGAGACCCTTCATGTCGATCGCCGCCACGCTGATCGGCCCGCCGTTCGCGCCCGTCATCTCGCTGCGCGCCAGCTTCGGCACGTGATACTCGACCACGTCTCGCAGCATGGCGAACGCCCGCTCGGGGTTGGGCGGGACGAGCCACATCGGCTCGCCTTCATCGTCGTAGCGTTGGTTGCCTTCCGCGTCAACGCGAGGCACGCCGCTCGCGACCTTGTCGAGCCACTCCTGCATGCGATCCGCGTTGTTGTCCACGAACGCCGCGATGGCGAGCCGCGCGTCACGCGTCGCCTTGTTGGGCACTCCTGCGGGCCTGCCGCCGCTACCGGGCGGGCGACCGCTGCGACCTTTGGCACCGGGCATGGTTTCAAATCCTCAGTTTTGTTGAAAATGCGTCGTTCAGCACTTCGCGCGCCGATTATCGCCCGCCGCGCAGCATTCCGGCAACAAAGCGCGCCGCGCTCGAATTTACGCACGCCGCACGAAAGTTTGTTCCATCTCGGGTACGCCGCTCGATCCTGAGATGCCCAAGTACCCGAGTTGTCCTATTCTTCTCTCCTACGTAATTAAATTGAATTTAATTTTGTACGATCCAACAATTACTGTCTTGGGATT